CGTCTACGGGTGGTATCAGAGAAATCATCGGGGTTCGCCAATACTTCCCTGGCATACGCTCCCGTGGACTTATCCGCCCGTTTCGCTGCCGCGCTAAAGGAACCCACGGTTCCCTTTTCTTTCATGCGGTCAGTCGCTTTCTGAATCCATTTATCAGCCATCTTATTCTCCTCTTCCCCCGGCACCCATCTTCTCGATGCGTTCCATATTTACATCGGCCCTGAGTAACGCGATATCCTCCTGTGACTCGATCTTCTCACGGGTGATATCCTGACGTTCCCCTTCTCGCCGTTCCTCAAAAGCTTGCTTGGATGCAAACTCATTTGCTTTCCTCTCCATATCCGCGACCTTGATGTTCAGTTCCTTGTCGCGTAATTGCACTAACGGATCAACCTGACCTTCACCAGGCGGTAGCAGTGCCGTCATAATCTCTTCCGTATATGTTGCAATAAGTTGGGCCACCCTAGCTTCCACATCTATTTGTTGTGATTGTTGCCCCATCTGTTGTGCTTGTTGCTCCCCAACCATCATTTCCGCCGATACTACTCCTCTGGCCTTGAATGCTATGTGCTCGCAGATATGGGCCTGAAGGAGAGCAAATATAGCCGGCGTAGACGCTGGAATCGGCGTCTTCATAAACATCATATGTGCCGCAATATGAGCGTCATGATCCTGTGTCGGGAACGCCTGAAGCAATTCCTGAATAATGGACTTAGCATTCTCTATAGCCGGATCCGTGGGCTGTGGCGGCTTTGGCGTTGGTAAAATCCCCTCAATGTTCTGCACCCCAATCGCTTGGTAAATGCGACGGTACGCCTCATACAAATTGTGCATTTGTGGATTGGTCTGGGCTAACTGGAGTTGCGTCTGAGCCAGCGCGAGCCTTTGCGACATGGAGAAGATGTTCGGGTCGGAAACTGGTATAATATCGACACGTTCATCGAAGTCTGCCTGTTTAATAAGGGATTCGGCACCCCATACACTGTAGGGGTACATAGGAGGTAATGATTCAGCGAACACCCTGGCCAGCATCCTAAATTCAATTTTCTGTGCATAGTGTAGCCGCTTGTGTATGGCTGACATTACCTTCGACCCCCGCTCAAGAAGAGCGACAGTCGTCCCTACGGCAGCTTGCTGGTTGCCATCACCAACCTGCAAGTCCGCTATTGCTGCGAAACGCCTTCCGGCATCCACGACAAATCCAAGAAGAGCGTAAAGCGTCTGACTCGGTTCCTTATACGGGAGAGGAAGAATGCTTTCTTTTAAAGCACCGCCGGGAACATCAATATCACGAAACTCGCCAGGAGAAAGAGGTTCGTCAGCATCACGAATGCGAATACCACGAGCCTTAAAACCAGCGGGAAGATTCGCCAATGTACCAGCATCAATCAATTGTCTAAGAATGGAAGTCGCAGAACGCCCAAGTCCACCAATCATGTGGAGTAGACCCAGGCCATAGAAGCCTAGTCCAGGCAAAAACTTGTAATGGGTGAAGTACGGAATCTTCCGGTAGAACTCGTCGCCTTCTTTCCAGTTGCGTCGAATGGCCAGAACCTTGGAACTTCCTTCGTCAATAGTTACTATGTACGGGAGCTTGATACCTGTTGGTTCGCCGTCCAGTGGGCTACGGTGCTCGAAACCAGCTAAATCCAGGTCGGTGTGAACCTCCAACAATGTGCAGTCCTGCGTATCGGTAGTCTTCTCAATCCCTGAGAGCTGCCTTTCCTTTTCCCGGAGCTCGTCATCTTGCTCATAAGGCTTGAGCGAAATATCCCGGTAGAAACCACCCGCCTGGAACTTGCGGATATCGTTCTCATCCATACGGATGATGTGCGTTACCCTGGTAGCAGAGGCCAAATCGGTAGCGTTATAGGGGACAAGTAAATCGTCCGCTGGTACAAACCGGGCAACGGCACGGTCCAGAATGTCATCGAAGTATACCTTCTTGAACGCACTTCCCGCTAATGGAAGATAAAATAGCAGCCGATCCATTTCCGGGTCGTACTCTTCCATGACGTGCAGAATCTCATAGTTCATGAACTCCTTGACACGTTGGGACTGCATCTCTGTCTCAGGAGTACTCGACCCTAGAATCTGTGTGCGAACTGGACCGCTACTGGGAAGAAGTTCCTTATAGGCTTGTGCCTGGAACTGAGTTACAGCCTCGGCTATCAGAGGGTGAGTAACACCACTGGAACCCCGGAACGGTTCTTCCCGCTGCTCATACTTGATACCTAGTAAGTCCAATCCCTCGCTATACGTATTTTCCCAATCCTGTCTGCTGGAACGGTCATCCTCATAATATCCTACCAGTTCACTGGCAATCGACATAAGCACCCGCTCATCCAGAACCTCAGCCAGGTTTGCGTCCGCATCGGCCTGAAGTTCTTCCTGGAGCATGTCCTCAAAGTTGACGACTACGGAACCATCTTCCTGTTCCAGCATCTCTGTCGGATCTTCGATTTGCTCAACTTCGATCTCTTCTTCCGTCACGCCACCTAGAGGCATCCCTTGCGCGGGGATCGCACTATCAACCATTGCTGAACGACCATTGGCCATTATTTAGTCACTCCTTTGAATTTCTCGTAGGTGCGGAGTCCACCTAATCCTAACATGCCTAATAGCACGGGCATCATGGTACTTAAATCAAGATGTGGCAACTGCACGAGATCCCCCGTCTGTGCCATTACAAACATGGCCATAGGCTGTGCCACGTAGGTATAGAAAAGGGCCAACCCGCAAGTCCATCCAACAAAGGGACGCCAACCGGCTATGAATAGACTTCTATGAGCGGCTTCCTGCTTGTTCACCTCTAGCTGCGCCAGGTCGATCTTGGCCAAATGCTCGGCCAGTTTCGCCTCAATCTCTCTCGCTGCCCGTTCTTTCTCTTCCTTGTTCGGGAAAAACCGATCCAATACATCCCCTACTACTGGTAAAAGACTCGGTAGAAGGGCGGCTATGGCCATTACTTGGAACTCCCGTTAAACATGTCCCGCAACTTGTTGGTATACTGCCATATCGCGCTAATCTGTTTCTCGTGCATGTCCACTTGCGCCCTTAGCTTCGTGGTTTCCACAAACGTATTCCTCGAGATAATATCGTCCACATCTTTCCTTAGTTCTTTTACACTGGAAGAGAGCTTCACTGCAACTACAACCAAAGCTAAAAGCCCCATAACTTGATGCCAGTACTCCCTAATAAACGAAAGTTCCGATTCCATCCTACTCGTACTCTGGATGGTGGTTATGACGAATATCCCCTTGCTCAACGGATAGTTGAGCAATAATTTTACGCTGATCACTCACCCGCACACCCGTTTCCCCGATTTGGTAAAACGGGTGAATCGGGTGTCCTCATTTGATAGGCTTTTCCCATACTTGATACTCGCATTTCTCTGCACATGGACTATCCCAAATTGCTATTGCCAGGCTTCGATCAGGTCGGCCTTTGTTCAAGTAATCTTCACGCCATGATAGATTAACAAACCGGCTTGGCCGGTGTTCTGTAAATTGTTCCAGACCGATTTTACTGGCCCTCACTTCAACCATACCCAGCCATTGCCTTCTCAAACCGAATTATATTGGACCGATATATAGTGTGTCCAATTCTCTTCAGAATAACAATTGCCCAAAGAGAATGGACACACTGATATAATGGTGAGAAAAAAAGCAGTCTCCATCAGGAGCCGCCTTTCTCCCGTAGAATCAAACCAACTGCTGCTATCACTATACCAGCCATAATTGCTATCGGTTCGGTAGTAATTACGCCGATACCCACTACTCCTGCGCCTATCGCGGCCCAGGTAGAAGGTTCGGCCACTCTATGTTGGATCCATGCAACCATGTATCACTCCTAATAGTATGTTCGTAGTGTGGGAGAAGGCACAGGTTCGTCATCTTCCTCGTCGCTGTCAAGTCGAACAAACCCTCCCTTACGGTATCTAATAAGTGCCATGGACATCGAATCGCAGTAATCGTCATAGTCACCGTTGGGAAACGCCGCACACTCGTCAATCACTTCCTCCGAAAACTTTTTCTCTGGAGCCCACACTTTCCCGGACTCGAATATCGGTGCGACCATGTGCATCCTGGTGTGCTTGTCCTTCCCCTTGCTCGGCGTGTAATTCACCACAGGAATCCCCATCGTCCGTAACTCGTCCGTGAGCGGTGTACCCGTGGCCTTCGCCTCAATGAGTACCATGTCCGGCTCCCAGTACTTGTACTCCTTCAACGCTTTCGCCTTTAGCTCAGGAAAGTCCCACCGTCCGCGCTGCGCATCCATCAAAATAATGTTATCCGCTCCTCCCTCCTCCGGGCGGAATACCCCCCAGGTGGTAATGGCCGAGTAATCCGCAGTCTCCTTCTTCGAGAACGCCGTGTCGTAACTCTGCATAAGATAACTCACAATCGGGGTGGTGTCCTTTTCCCACTTGTTCCACCACTCCTTCTTGATAATGGCCCCTTCCTCAGCTGTAGGATTCTGCTGCCACTGGGCATTCCACTTACTAAGCGAAAGCGAAGCCTTGACCCGTAGCAACTCGTCCTTCTTCCAAAACTCCGGCCATAGCAGATTACCGCTTGGCAGTATGGCGGGGAACTCTACAATATCCCACTGGTCGGCCATGACATCCGACCCCTGGGCCTTGATTAACTTTCCCGTAAGATCCTTCAAGGACCACCGCGTCATTACTATTACAATAGACCCACCCGGTTGTAGACGCTGACGGGGCCCAGAAGTGTACCACTCGTAAGCGTGTTCGAGCGCCGTCTCCGAAAGGGCATCCTGCTCCGAATGTGGGTCGTCTATAATAAGAAGATCCGCACCGCGACCCGTAATCGCACCCCCCACACCAGCCGCATAGTACTCACCGCCGTCGCCCGTTTCCCATCGCCCCGCCGCCTTGGAATCCACACTGAGCTCCACATCAGGAAACACCTCTCTGTACTCCTTCATGTCCATAAGGTTCCTCACCTTACGGCCAAACCTCAACGCCAATTCCGCCGTATGCGTCGTCTGGATAATCTTCAACTTCGGATTCTTCCCTATTAACCACGCAGGGAGCATGTAACTCGCAAATTCCGACTTGGTATGACGAGGCGGCATGTTGATGATAACCCGTGAACCGGGGTTCATAGCTAACTTCTCGTATTGAGTCGCTACCTTCCTGTGATGCGCCCCCTCAATAAACCCCTCGTACACATGCTTGACGAAAACCATGAAGTCGTCTCGCGCTCTCTCTCGTATGGAATGCGTCTTATGCGCTTCCTCAAGAGCCAGTATCTCACGAATTATTTCGTCAGGAGCGTTTCTCACATTTCCACCTCAGCATCTGTCTTGTATACCCTGTCCAATATACCACGCCTGTGGATACCAATTGCAAGGAGGAAGGGACCCGGTCAAATGACAACTGTCCATGGTTATTTGTTCAATACTCATCTTCCAGCCGGCTTTCTCCAGAGAGGTGGGCGCCCGACGTAAACCGAAAATCGTAGATCGCTCCAGGTTAATCGACTCAGGTTCTAAGTACCTAACCCCGAACGCGCATAAGAAAATGGCGGGCATCGCCCGCCACATTCCCGAATCGTTTTAATATTTAGTGGCTACGCCTTCCATGGAAATAAAAGATAAACGAGGCAACAAAGATTACCGTTGCTACATTCATTATTACCCATTGTTCCAGCGATAGTCCGTTCGTTAGTTCCCAATATACAAACCCAATTACCAAACCCAGCGATAATATCCAAGTGAACAATGCCAAGTTTCCGCGTGTTGTTGTTGTCATTGTGCTATCTCCCATTGATAACAATTTTAGCGGCTGCCAGCCGTTCGTTGTCTTCGTCGGTGTTCAACCAAGAATGTAAGCTTAAAGCTTTAATCATATTTTTAAGCGCCCACCTTGGTTGGTTGCCAATAATTTTTGTGGCCTCTGAATATGTCATTCTCTTACCTCCAAAAGAATAGGCCGGCGCATGTTGCGCCGGCCATGGTTGATGTTATTGTATGTTCTCATAAATTTCATCCAACACAGCAGACAAAAAGTCAGAGTCGTTCTCAAATTCGTTGCGATACTCTGTTGAAAAACGATGGTAAACGCCAAGAAACTCTACAACAGTGTCCATTGTCCCATCGTCAATTATTTGTGCCTCATCAGAATGTGATCTTACTTGTGGCGTAACAGGTTTCTTTTTACGCTCTGACTCTTCTCTTTGATCTATCACGCTATTAATGGTTTCGCATGACTCAAATGTATATCCCCCTGGATAACTTCTTACTCTTCTCCGATTCCCCATTTTATTCGCTACCTCCTAAAGAATAGGGACGCTCAAATTTGAGCGTCCCATGGTTGATGCTATTTTTTAGCAAACGTGACTTTATGCGCAGGAGTCTTACTCTCATAACATGACTTGAGCATATACCGCGACAACTTGCCATCGTTGTGAAGTTTTGTTAGCACCTTGTTTACTTGTTTACGGTTTAAATAAGTTGTTGGTTGTTTAGCTGGAGTAACAAGCGCATTGTACTCGTTGCCAGGAAGGTCTCCCTCTCCTATCTCGTCGCTGAAACTACGCAAAAGCGCCTTTAGTTTATCTAATTTTTTCTGGTCCGTATTGATACTTTTAGCCAGTACTGCCGCACGGTCTACTATTTCACAATCCCAATCACCACCACGTGTAACAGAGTCATAAGACACTGGCGTGTCAGTTCGTTCTAAAACCGCGTCAAAAATTCGTTTCATAATGGCCTTCCTTTGTTGTTGACTGTTAATGTACTAAGTACATTAATACATGGTAAATGATAGTGCAATACTTTTATTGCTATCCAACAAAGTTTTTTAATGGCTGAAATTCTAGAAAGCTCGGAGATTTTTATTGAGGCGTTCGCTCGAGACTCTTGAAAGCCCGGAGTTTTTTATTCAGGCGTTCGCTCGAGACTCTTGAAAGCCCGGAGTTTTTTATTCAGGCGTTCGCTCGAGACTCGAGGCCAGGTTAGATCGCACCTGTACTACTGGGGGCTGGCAACAGCTCACTGTCCTGGAGTAGCCCGACCCGACCCGACTTGACCCGACCCAATGCCGGCAGTTACTTGCCCACTAAACCCGACCCGACCATAAAAAAAGGGCGACCCGAAGGTCACCCCGACTAGGTAAGGTTAGATTCTAGTCTATGCCGCTAACCCGACTTGCGCGGCTTGCGCTTCTAACAAATAGTTGGAGGCGGCTTGCGCTTTCGCAGCGGCACTTATTATTGTGCTCGGCTTGTCGTTTATATCTTGCACCCAATTATTAAGATACTTGGCATGGTCGGCACGGGGCGTTGGCGATATGCCAAGTGACGCGGCCAACATTGCGGAACCTATCTCCGCAACCAACTCCTCAAATGCATAACCTTTTGCCCTATCTAACCGCGACTTGTGACCCGTCCAGTGTGACATCTCATGGCCTAACGTACACGCGTATGCTTCGGCACTGTCGAATTGGTCTATATGAGGCATGTTTACATAGTCGGGACTTGGCGCATAGAACGCTCGCGCCAAGTCTACGTTGCGGACATCAACCCCAACATCGCTTGCCAGTTTATCCATGGCGGTATTGGCTTGTTTGGTAAACTCTGGCACGTCGCCAATATCAGTAGGTGTATAGTCTGCGACTTGCTCTGCGTTGAACACGGGATATGCCCTTACGGCACGCCAACCTACACTGTCTTCGGTGCCGTCTTCGTTCTGAACTTTGCGTGAGCCTGAGCCGTACCAAACAATGTGTGTCGCCTTTTCGCCCTTAGCTACACTGTACCCCTTGGCACGCCAAGATTTAAAAGTGCCATACTGATTTGATTGCCAACCTTTGGCCATGCGCGTCAAACCTAAGATTAAAATATTGATGCCACTATAGGGATTGCCAGTGCTAATAGATGTTGGCGGACATCCACCAATTGGTGTCCAACACTTGCACCAATTGGTGCCGCTATCTTGCATAGCCGCAATTACCTTATCCGCGACTTGTCTATGAAATTCCGATGTTATCATAATAACCTCCGTTGTTGACTGTCACCATGATATGCGATATAGTGGGTCTTAGTCAACAACTTATTAGTGAGGTTCTTATAAATGTTTACCCCAGAATTTATTAAGAAAATCCGGCTGTCAAAATTTGCTTTGCACTCAATGCCTGATCGCATAGACGGACCAGAAGTGTTCTGGTTAGTGAACAAAGGCAAACCTTTAACGCAGAAACAATTCGCTCGACTCATTGGATGGGGCGAAGCAACCGTCGCTAGATGGGAATCTGGCGCAGAAAAACCGCATCGAGCAAATGAATTGATACTAGACGCTTGGTACCACTCCTCACAATTTCGTTATTTAGTCTGTGGCCGTTATCAAGATTATTTGGAGGAGCAAGTTTATGGGAAAAATTAGGTAAAAAAAATGGGCCGAACCCGAAGGCCCGACCCTAGTCAACACTCTTGGTTTATTTAGTATCCGTAAACTTCCGCGATACGTTGCGCGTCGCAATCCTCTTCCCACCATTCGTCGCCGTGGTATCGATTCAGGAAAGCGGTGCCTTTCAATTCCTCTGGTAATTCCTCGCGTCGTTCAGGAGAAAGCCAGATGCCGCCGTGAGTATCGGTGGAAACCAACCAGATACCTTGGTCCTTGCAAGTGGCCAATGTTATCATACCCCAAGGCGAGTCCTTTATTTCAATGTCTCCCTCAACAATAAATTCCATAGCTTGAACCTCTCTTATTGGTTGTTGACTGTCACTATCATATGCGATATAGTGGGTCGTAGTCAACAACTTATTAATGGGGTTTAAACAATGCCAAAATATAAAGTGACAGTTCCCGCGCTTGAATTTGAAATTGAAGCGGAACCAGACGACGCAAGGGACCAGGCAATTTATGACGTTGCCGAA